ATCATTCCACGATTTCTGGATGGTGTCGTAAAATTCATTTTCCATAATCTTATCAAATGTTTTATGTACCAGAGAATTTGTCATATCATCATTATATTTTGCATACCATTCATGTTGCCGAGCAACATGTGCTTTATTAGGAATATAACAGCACAACCACACCCTTTTAAGATAATCTACATAAAATGAATTTATTTCCTTATATTTACATGTGATATCTAAAATTTCTGTTGGTTTACGATTCTTATCAATTTTATCATTCCATTCTGATGTTATATCTTGATTTTCTAATATTCGTTTTCTCCCTCTATATTCATATATTTCATCCATATTATGTCGGCGGTTTGTTTGTATAGTCATAAATTCCCAAAATCCAAGTGACTCTGCTAATTCTCTTGCCTCTTCAATTTGATCCTGATTATGTTTAAATATAATCATTCTCCAAACGGCCTTGCCACCCCCTTCTATAAATGCTTTAGCATTTTCCATAATCTTATCAAAATTGGCACCTATTCTATAATTCTGTAAAGACTCATTCCCAACACCATCAACCGAAAAAAATATTATATTTCTAGGATTGCCATTAAATATCTTTCCTAATTTTCTCCAATAATCAGGGGTTCTCACTGACCCATGTGTGCTTACTTGAAAAGCAGTATCTGTTTCTGTTTCAAGAAATTCACATATAGGGAGGAAATCTTCACTTAAAACAGGTTCTGATAAATTACCAACAAATCTAATATGACTTACAGGATGTCGAATATTTTTATATGCAGTTCTAAATGTTGTTAGTTTAGTATCAACAGTATTTAAATTATCAAATCTCCATTGTAACTTACCGTCCTTAATTTCATTACGACCACATTGTGGACACATAAGATTACAAATATTATTTAATTCCCACTGAATACTTAATGGTTTATTTAAATCATACATTTCTTCACCAAATCAAAAGCCTCAGTATCATCTCCTAATTTAGTAATCCTTACATCATATTTTTGAGGAGGAGAGAATAATTTATTCGTATCTTCATACTCACATTCTTCTATAGTATCCATCCAAATAAGTTTATCAGGAAAAAAGAAAGTTCTAAATCCTGGTAGTGGACAAATAAATGCAGAAATGCTTATAGGATCAAGTTCTGATAATCTTCGCATACGTAATGTTTGGTGTTCTCTTGCTTGGACAGAAAACTCCCAATCATTATAAATTTTTCTTACAACGTCAGCATCCCAAAAAGGTATGTTAAACTTTTCTGATAATTTCTCCCCTAAAGTAGTTTTACCAGATTGGGGTAATCCCATAATTAAAATTCTCAAAGTTCTAAATCCTGTGCCTCATTATACAAAGACTTCATAGTATTCTTTAACCTTCTCTTACTTAGAGTTACATCTAATTCATCAATATATTTCTCAAGGAGAGTTAAGGTATCTTCTGTGTTTTCTACAATATCATCAGATACATTCCCTGCATCCAGTTCCGAAAAATCCTCAATGATCTTTACTTCATAGGCATCTGCTTTCAAAAGTCGATCTACAAATTGATCAAATCCATAAAGGTCTTTTTTATTCACTACAATCAATTTTACATAACATTCTTTATATTGATCAACATCATGTTTAATATAATCAGTATCAGTATCATCATAAAATATCTTCTGAAACAATTTATATGGATTAACTATACGTTCTAATTCCCTTGTTCCTGTATCAAAAATATGAAATCCTTTAGGATCGTCATAATCATTCCACATAATCTCATAAGGTGTTCCTAGATAAAAAATTTGACCATCGTCAGATTTATGATGATAATGTCCACTAAAGACAGTATCAAATCGTCTAAAAAGTTCCCTATCATAATTTCCATCTGCGATATGACCCCTATGCATCTCAAAACCATTAATCTCTAAATGCCCCATAAGAAGGTCTGCTTTACTTTTAGATAATGCTTGCATAGATGAATCATAGTTAGCACTATTAATCCAAGGCATAAACAAAATAGGAAGACTATCAAATTCTACAATCTCTGGGAATGTATAAATTTTAAATCTATCCTGTCCTACAAGTTCTTCCATAGAATTTACTTCACTGGTATTCTTATAATATGTGTCATGATTCCCAACAATGATATGTAAATCAATACCAAGTTCTGTAAATCGATCTATAAATCGTTTTCGAAAATCTGTTGCAGTTTTATACGATACATATTTACGTCTATCCATGACATCGCCCAGGTGGATACACGTAGTAATTTCCCTCTCTATTAAAGTAGGAAAAAATATATCGTCATAAAATTTGAAAAAATAGTCATTGAAGTTTTGATTATCATTTCTAGCACCAAAATGCGTGTCTGTGATTATTGCTATCTTCAATCTTTGGGCTCCATAAAATTTTCTAAACCCTTAATTTTTTTAACAACCTTCTTTTTTGGTTTATACACATCTTCATCTGGAAGCATAATATTAGGATCAAACCCTTGTACAGAATAACCAGTATCATCACCATCCATTACAGTATAAGAAGAAAATTCATTCTTCTCTATCATTTTATTCTTAACATGAGTTTGTTTCTTTTCCTTTGCTATCCTTCGAAGGAAAGCATAATAGATAATCTGTGTAAAATATGCGAAGGGATTCTTCGATTTTTCTGGGTTAAAATTCTTCACATACTGAAGACAATTTTCTATACCATCAGAAATCATCTCATCTCTGTAAGTATAGTTAATAAAGTTGGGTCTGTATGAAAGGTGGGTTGCGATCTTTAGAAAACATTCTCCAATATAATCTGTAACAGGGGGTTGTTCATCCTCTGTACATCGTTCTTTCCATTCTATCATTGCTTGTAAAAATTTCTTATTATCCACATAATGGACGCCTTTTGCTTTTGCCATGATCACTCCTCTGTAGTAATCTTTATATAAATCATACAGTAGTTATAGTTAAATGTCAAGGGAGATTTGGAAATTAGTGTATAGAATCGGAATCGGAATCCAACTCTAATAACAATTCATTATAAATTTCTTCATTATCTATGTCTTCTTCTTGAATTACTTCTTCTATACTTTCCTCATAACTATCCATCTTTTTTAAGACATATTCATAATATTTTGAAAGGCCTGGGGAAACATCTGCCATCATAATAACACTTGTTGAGGGTATATCAAAAATAGTTGTTTCAGTAGCAGGATGTACCCAATGACTTAGATTTAAAGATTCAACTACTCTATCCCGCTGCATTCTTGGAGCAACTTGCATCTTTAAAGGAAACTCAACTCTAATGTGCTTATCACAATCTAATGGAGAAATTGTACAAATAATATCCTCTCCATTAATTAATTTGACAATCTTATAGGAAGATGGAGTCATTTTAATTTTACCTTGCTAATTTCGTAATCGAATTGTTCTTCATTATAGATATTTAGTCGTTCAGTGAAGTGTGTGAGAGTAAAGTTACGTCTTTCTTTATAAGATATATCATCTGCTATATCAAATATCAAAATGGAATCTTTACTTTCACTCCTTCGTAAACCACGCCCGATTGACTGTAATACTCTAATCTTGGACTTACTTGGACTTGAGAGCACGATATTATTAATATTACGGATATTAATGCCAGTACTAAAAGTACCATAAGAGGCAATTGTAATCGAGTTTTTTTCTCCATCAACAATTTCTCGTATATCTTCCCTTTCTGACGTAGCTGTTGCTCCATATACAAAAAAAACGGGGTGGTCATTTTTTTTCTCCTTTACTTTATCATATAAAACTTTACCATGTTTCTCTACCAATTGAAATAAACAAAGACTATTGCCAGTAAGATGTACCAAGAGATTAGCAATAAAATCGTTTCTTTTGTCATTCCCTGTAATGTATGTAAGTTCTTCTGCATAGGTCATCTTCTCTCTTATGTTAGGGTGTTTTAATATTATGCACTTTATTTTCAAATTAGCAAGGGTCTTTTTGTCCATCAACTCTTTTGTAGTTGTTACTTTTTCTACAGAACCAAATAGTCCCTCTAGTACAAGTCTATGTGTCTGTGTTCCGTCTAATGTTCCTGTCAAACCGAATCGATATTTGCACTGGTGTAACTTGGTCATAATACCAGTAAGTGATTTTGCTTTAAATAGATGTGCCTCATCACCAATCACACACCCGAAATTTTCAAAATACTTTTTAGGCATCTTGTAGATAGATTGCCAAGTAGATATAACTACATCCTTAGTTACTTTTCTATCATGTCCTTGATAAATCTTCTGACAATATGTACCTGAACTCCATCCATAATCCTGAAAATCAGAATACATTTGTTCTACCAAGGATGTAGTAGGCACAAGAATTAAAGTTTTATGCCCTGCCATTTGATAATAACGAACAAGAGAATATATTACCAGTGATTTACCACTAGCAGTAGGAGCAAGCAAAAGACTACGATGTGTACGAATAGCATGGAAGACAGCATCAACCTGATAGTCACGTATTTTGATTGTTTTTCCTTTGGACTTAGGTTTGAGTGATCTAATAAATCCACTAACCACCTCACGATAAACTTCTTTGTCATCTTCTACTCCTTCTTCTAGTATATATGATATGTGATTACTATCACAAAATCTTTTTAG